TCGCCGCTCACGATGAGCTGAGACAGCCCCTCCACCGGCAGACAGCCCAATTCAATGACATAGGTGACCATGTTGTTGGGAGTGCCGCCAACCGTATGGGTCAGCGTTGGACACACCGCCACACCCGCTGTCGCGTAATAGCCGATTGCGAAGCTATCCGGATTGACGCCGCCCGTGAGCGTGGACTCTGTTTGGATACCTCGGCTTTGCTGCTTGGGTTTGCCCTGCAAGGCAGCGGCCACAGCACTCAGCGCAAAGGAGGCAACTGTTTTGACCGCGAATGCCAGAAACGCATTGGCGGCCATCGCCCCTTTGATTGCCCCAACGAGGCCAACAAGGGGCGCAGCGTCTGCGGGCGCTGCAACAAAGATCAGCGCAAGCGCAAAGGAAAGCAGACGGATCATACGCGGAAAGCCCTCTTTGCGTCGATCAGCGGAACGGACCGGAGGCCGTTTGGATCTGCGGCCCACACAAAAGCCCCCTGCACAACGCCAAGCGCATCGCCGCCATCCCCATCCAGCACGGCGATATCGCCCACCTGTGCGCGCAGCACGGGGATTTCCTCAAAGAGTGACGCCACCAGCGCAACGTGATCCTCATGCCCCTGCGCAGCCAACAGCTTGCGACCTTTGGCGAGGCTGCGGTACTGGCTGCGCCACCCGCGCGCGTGATCGACGCCCGTCATTGCCTTCACCGCGCCAGCGGTAAACAGAGCGCAATCGTGCGAACCATAGCGGAATGGTTTGCGCGCCACGTCTTCAACGTAGTCGCGCAGCGCAGGGCGCCAGTTTGGATGTCTCATTGTTTTGTCATACCTACGTAGGTTTTTACCGACCCAGACACGGTGTTGTAGCGCAGCAGCCGGTCACCGCCCTGCAATTGCTGGGTGGCATCACTGCGCTTCGTTGGACGTGATCGCGTGAGTATCCGCGCAGCTGACACCAATGTAGTGGTGACACTTGCTTTGCCGCCTCTCTTGCCGCCCACCGAAGGGGCTTTATCCAACCAGCCGCGGAACACGCGATCCAAACCGATCAGGGCGTTGGTGTGTGGATCAAAGCGGGCAAGGTGCATCTCTACTGGCGCTTGGCGGGCGTCATAGGCATTCAGAAGGTGCTCAACCTCGCCAGCAATGCCAGAGAGCTTGGCTGTCTGGGACTGAACATTAAGTCCCTTCTGGGCGATCAGTGGTGCAACTTCTAACGCGCCACCGCCCCCAAGATACTGACGTGTTCGACCATCAATATTGAACGACTGGTGGCGCGCACCGGTCCAAAGACCAATCGTTTCGACATGACCTTTCTCACGGTTCTTGGCCTCAAACCAAATCAGCGTTTCTGCAACAACAGCGCCGCGCGCAATAGCTGGAATGGGCATCGTTTACCTCAGTGTCTGTTGCCAGCGAAAGCTGACACCTTGAGCAAGCCCTCCAGGCTTGCGCATACCGCCCGAGAACGTATCCGGCATATAGACAGCCTCAAGCTGGGGCTTCACCAAGCGCACCTCAGTCCCCTTGGAGATACCTGTTGGAATGAAGGGTTGGACCTCGATCCACCCTGTCACTGTCGATGATTGGGAGCTGAGAAACTTCTTGCCCTTAACAACACGAAAGTAGTCATAGACCCGTGGGCTGGTGCCGTGCGCAATGGAGATATGATCACCCGCGACAACCTCATACCCATAAGGCGCGCCTTTGAGCTTCAACTCGCGATTATTGCCGTGCACCTTGTCAAACACGACCGAAGCATCGCCAAGCACGCTGCCAGCAGGATCATCCGCACCATGGGCATGATAGGGATCACCGATGAAGAATGACCGGCCCGGCTGGCGCAAGAGGTCGATCTTGGCAATCACCTGATCCATCTCCCGAACCGTGTCTGTGGCAATATGAACCGCCCCGTGCCAGAGGCGTGGCCCCGTCGCATTGGACAAAAACTCACCGCCACCGGTCTCGCTGACCTCCATGTTCTCGCCTAATTCAAAAGCCAGTGACGTCAGACGGAGGCCTTCAAAGAAATCCGCCAGAGCGAGTGGAAATGTGGAGGCCATCAGCGCGCCCTCGGATCATTGGAGATTTCCTGGACGCGATCAGGCAGGGCTTGGTCGTATTGCCGTAGCCCACCCTCGACCACGCTCACGGCCACATTTTGCGCCTCAGACCGCGCAATCGCTCCGATCTTACCGTCATCATTCACAAAGACGTCAACTTGAACACGACCACTGCTGCCGCCGCCCTGCGCCCGCACACCCAGTTTGCCGCCAATCCGCGTCAGCGGCATGATGGCCTCCGGCCCAGCCTCACCCATCAATCCTGTTTGGCGGCCAGGCATCGGAAACAGGGTTGGCCCCGTTACTACACCGCCATTGGCGAAGGGCACCGCACGACCACCCGCAAAGACGTTACCCTTGGCGCTGGGAAAAATACTGCCAATCAACGCATCAAGGCCCAGGCCACTCCAAAGGCTGTTAAACCCGCTGGTGAAGATCTGATCCGCAAGCTGATCAGTCAAACGTGCCAGCGCATCCCCTGCATCGTTTGAGCGGCGGATAATGTCAGAGAATGTACGCCCAAAGAGTTGTCCCGTCTGGCTGATTGGCTCTTCTAGGTCTTGAACGCCTGCTTTCAGCTTCGCGAGGCTTGAAGAACCACTAGACCCCGCTTGGCCCAAAGAGGTGGTCAGCCCATCTATGCCTTCTATTGCGATTTTGACTTCATCGTTCACAATACCCAGATTGCTTGCCATTTCGCGATCTGCTGTCATGACCTGGCGCGCGGTTGACGCCCGCTGATTTTGCGCGGTTGCTAAAAGCGCTTCCGCCTGTGCCAGTTCCTCTTTTGCGACCGCCACGTCCTCAGAGATGACCTTCTCCATCATGTCGCCGCCGAAGCTTTCCCATGGCATGTTGTCGTTCCACACCTGTTGCGCGGCCAGCTCCGATTGCACCATGGCCAGATTGGACGCTGCCGCTTCACGCGCGGCAGCAGCCATTTGATAGAAGTCGTTGGCTGCATTGATCGCCGCTTTTCCAGCTTCCGGAGCTGCGACCGCGTGGAAAATGCCCAATTGGCTGTTCAATGAACTTTGCGCCGCGCGCGCGGCCTCTAGCGGCGTCGGAATCTTCTCCGCTTCTTCACGGAACAATAGGAAATACGCCGCCGCACCGCCAGCCAGCGCCGCCAAGACGCCCCAGGGACCAGACGCTGCGACCATGGCAACGGCCACACCCCTTGCCGCAGCGGCAATCAATCCAAGCCCGCTCACCACAGGCGCAACAAGTTTGACCACACCACCCAAAGCGATCAGCAACGGCCCCACAGCCGTGGCTGTCGCAGCGGCCACGCCCACAAAAATGCGCCCCTGATCGCTTAGACCATTAAACCAATTTGACACATTGGCCATCGCATCCGCGATGCTCTGCAAAGTTGGCGCAAGCGATGCAGCCAATTGGTTGGCCATTCCGCGTCCGACCAGGCCCAATCGCGAGATCGCATCGTTGGTGATCTGAATCTGTTCGGCATCAATCTCAGACACGGCAACGCCAAACCGCTCCACATCACTTGTCGCAATGGCAATCGCTGCGGAATCTATACGGGAGAAAATCAAACCGGCGCGACTACCGAACAGGTCCGACATGACCGCCGCGCGCTCCGCCTCCGGTACATATTTGGCAAGCGACTCCTGGATGGCAGAAATGCGCTGATCCAGCGGAAGTTTTTGCAATTCTGTCGCTTCCAGGCGCAACAGTTTAAGCGCATCCTTGGCAGGCCCCGACCCCTGCGCCGCCTCGCTGAGACGCTTGGTCAATTGGATACTGGCCTGCTGCATTTCACCAAAGGACACGCCGGACAAGTCCGCCGCCCGGTCAAGAACCTGGATAGACTTGACTGTTGTGTCAAAGCTGCGTGCAAGTTTCGCCTGTGCATCTACCACTTTGAGACTAGCCCCCACCGCCGCAGTGCCCATGGTCGCCAGGGGCAAAGTCACCCCCAGTGCCATGCGCTTGCCGATTGACTGCATGCGACTACCCACTTTCGCCATGCGGCGTTCCATGGTGGACATCTTCGCCATGGCGCGATTGACACCACTGTCAAAGGCCGCAGAATCCAGAGAGAGAACGCCGCGCAGCGCCCCAATGATCGCAGACATTTAGGAACCCTTTTTGTTGTTAGCGTGTAAGCCAATCATCACTGCGCGAAGCTGTTCTTTCGCCAGATTCTCATCGGAGTTTCGCGCTTGCTTCGGCTGCACATCTGCAGTGAAATCCGGCATGTTTTCAGGATCATGGACCGCAAAGTTAAACAAGTGCGCCAACTCTTGCTGAAACACGCGCTTGGCATCGAACCGGTTTTGCTGGCGTTTGTTGGCAGCGGTTATAACCAACCAATATTCGCGCAGAGTGACTGACCAGAAATCGGCGTAAGGTTGGCCAGCGATCACCCAACCCTGCGCCAGCTTGTCCCAATCTATTTTGGCGGTTTCTTCCGGCTCTTTGGGACGTTTCCCGCCGCCCCCCTTGCCTCTTCCTCTTCTGCGTCAGGAAAGGCCACAGACACCGCCTCACCGACAATCGGCCCAGCCACCAAAACGCCACCGGCGTTGTCCAAACACTCAAAGGCTTCCTCTTCGGAAACACCCTTTCCGCCTTCCATCATCGCCGCAGCAAAGTCCGCGATCAACTCGATTGACGGCTTGGTTTGAAGTCGTGTTGCCACATCTTGAATGGGTGCACTGAATTTGCGTTCCAGCTTGACCATGGCGGCAGTGGTCAGACGAAGCGATGTGATCACTTCGCCCGCTTCATTTGTCAGATCAATCGCAGGGATCATGCTGCCGCACCCTGCGTCCAAGCCACATCACCTGTGACTTTCAGTTTCAGATTGATCATCATATCGCCTTCGGTGTCCGCCTCTGGAATGGATGGCGTCACCCATGCGCGATAGACAAATTCGTCACCGGCGCTTTGATCATCATCCGCTGTAAGCGTGACTTTGATGTATGGCGGATTTGGCAAAGCTTCCTTTGCGACAGCCGCAGCATAGAGAGCCTTATTATAGTAGCAAGAAATCGTTAGTTCGCCACCGTCCTTCAAACCTTTGCCATACTCTTTGAACCCGTTGGGGCTGTCCAAGTTGGTGCGGTCGCGGTAGTCCGTCGAGACTTCCGGCACCACAACCGCTTTCGGCTTGGGAATTGCCGCGTAGGCAGCCCCATCGTCCGACCATTTGATGGTCGCACCATATGCAGGAATAATCATCTAATTTCCTCTTCCTGTGTTGCGCCGACAACTCGGCTGTTAACCGCGATAATTGATCGCGAAATCCATAGACCGGCGCGGCACTGCATCATCGTCACCACCTTCGAGATGGTCGCGGACCGCTGTGAATTTCATCACCTTAACGGGTCCGCCCCGATACCCATCCAACAGCGTCCGAACCTCCCTCGCGGTCACACCCGCCTGCATGTGTGTTTTGCCGTAGCAATCGACCTGGATGCGGCCCGAAGTTTCGCCGGTCGCCCCATCCAAAGATATCGCGCCATCACCGGACACGACCTGCAATACAATGCGCGGCAGCGCCGTACCCTGCCCCAATCTGCCCCAGGAAACAGGGCAATTCAGGGAATCCAGAAGTGTCTTGACGTGTTCTTCCACTAGATCAGCCTCCCCCAGCGCGCCTTGCCGCCCGCGCCATCGCGCGCTCTATCTCCGCCCAAATTTCTTCGCCCAAGCGCTTTGTCATTGTCGCTTTGTGGGCATCCCAGGCAGGCCGCATGAATGGGTCCGCCATAACGGCCCCAACGTATTTTCCGGAGGAATGAAACCTTGGGCCGGTGCCAAATTCGATTAAATGCGCGTGGGGCGCCCCATCGCCAAAATCATCGACCGGCCCCACGTACATGCTCACCACGTCCCGCCCGAAGTCGAAGCGCGCCCCGCGCCGTTGGCGTTGCGTGAGGCGAGACGTGATTGCGATCTCAAAAGGCGATGCAGCGGCGGCATGCGCGACCGGCTTCAATACCCTCTTCAAAGCCCGGCGCGTGACCCCTTTGGCCGTGCCACGCTTTAGCTTCGCAAGGTTTCGCTCCATCTCGCGAAACCCCTCCATTTTCATACTTATGGACACGCCTAGCCCCCGCCTGCATTGGTCCAGGTCGCGGTGAACTCTAACCGCTTGCGGCGGCCAATTTCTTTTGCGCCGATAATATTCCAGTCTTTGCCATTGAACTGAATTGCGTCAGTCGCCGTGACCCCTGCAAGGCTGGCATGATAACGCACCTGAAACCGCGCCATTTCAACCGCCGCCGACTGGCCCGCCTGCCAGCGTTCGCCATCGCTCACTGGCGTGAAGGACGCCCAAACCTTCGCGACATCGGACCAGGTGTCGGACTGCCCGCCCCAGGCATCCTTACCGGAAGAGCGGCGGCGAAACGTGATCTTGCGATCCAGGCGCGCCATCAACCTGCCGCCCATTCACATGGCCGCCCATAACGCGCCTGCTTCATTAGAGCGCGCGCGCCAAAACTCACTTGTGTCACTTGCGCCTTTTCGGGATTGATCCCGGCCTCATACCAATCCGCCGCGATCAGAATGATGGCCTGCGTCAAGGGCTTGGGCGCGGCCGCATGACCAAGCTCCGCCGTGATACGGATGTCTGCGCCGTCGCTGACGCCAACCCAAAACCCCGATGGCAGCACCAATTGAGGCTCGTCGAAAGACTGCTCCAGCCAAACCCCATCAAGGGGCAGCTCTTGCCATGTGCCCGTGTCCAGCCATTCAATCTTGGTGACTTCGGACACCGGCGCGCAAGGCAGCCACCAGCGCAGACCGCAGCCAGAACGACAGCGCAGTTGCGCAGTGCGAGTGGTCAAGGGGCGATTGGTGCCAGCCTCAACAACGGCCTGCGCCGCCAACAGCAGGCCATCAAAAGTGGCATCTTCCGAAACGTCCTCCTCCACAAAGTGGATAGCACGTTTGAAGTCTGCCGCCGTAACCGCCTGCGTGATGTTGCTGACAATTTCCATCACCGCCCCCTAACTGCCTTGAAGTGATCCGGGCTTTAGCTGCCGCCGCCGGTTGCGCCTGTGTTGGCCGCCGCCTTATTGGCGCTCGCTGCCTTTTTCTCAGCGGGAGCCTTTTTCCACTTCGGCTTTTTGCCATCGGTCAGCCCGGTGGCAGTCTCTTTCTCAAACGATGCAACGTCGCCCTTGTTCCAGCGGCCATGCGTTGCGGTGCAAACAAGTTTCACCTTTGCCATTGTCTTTGCTTTCAAAAATCAATCCAGGTCGCCGCCCCGACACCACGCCGGAGCGGTCAGTTTTCAATCAGCCAATGTTGACGGTTAGAGGGACCAGCCGGTCACGGTTGCGCCGGAAATCGCGGCATCATGCATTGGCGCAAAATCATGCTCACTGATCGCCCGCATCAAGGTCAGATCATTTTGAAATGCCGAAACCGGATCGCCGGAGGTGTTGACAAAGGTCGCCTGATCGCTGGTCGCAATGGTCAGGTTCATCGCATCCCCGATCATCGTTTCAGAGAAATCGGCAAAGGTAATTTCCGT